AACAAGGCTAGAAAAAGCTGTTGTTAGTATTGAGCAATATATACAAAACAATTCTGGGCCTAGTGATCAGGGTGCGGAGAACTACCAACCTGTTAGGCGTGTGCTGAAAGTAGGCAATAGGTTTATATTTGACGATAACTTTACTAATGCTGGTGGCGGTGGCGGTGGGGGGAGTAGCACTGTTGGATTAACGAACGCAGAATTGAGAGCTACACCTGTTCCAGTAAGCATGAGTAGCGATATTGAAATTGGTGCGGTTGAACTTAAAAACGGAACTGATGACACTAGAGCCACAGTTACAGCTGGCAACGCTCTAAAAGTAGACGGAAGCGGAGTTACACAACCTATTAGCGGAAGTGTTACTGCAATCGCACAGCCTGGAGTTGATATCGGTGATGTAACGGTAAACAACACCACTGCTAACCCTGTACCAGTGCAACCACCGTTATCTGGCTACTTAAATGTATCAATCGACCAGACTGGTAACAATAACGCTGTTGATGTACTGACAATGCCAACTGTTACTGAAACTAATAGCGGTGCTATTAAAACTGCAGTTGAAACTATAGACAACGCTGTATCAGGAGCTGGATTTAACATCACTCAATTTGCTGGCACGAATAACGCAGTCGGTTCAGGAACAGCCACAGGAGCATTAAGAGTAGAACTCCCTACTAATGGAACGGGCACAGTAGGATTGAACGCTGGTACAAATGCTATCGGTAAACTATCCGCTAACTCAGGCGTAGACATAGGTGATGTAGATGTCACGAGTGCTGTATCAAGCACTCTAGACCATGGTTCAAATCTCGATATAGATACTTCAGCAGAACAAATCACCTCTACATCTTTTGCTTGTAAGTTTGGAGTAACTCTAAAAGCAGACATAACAAATACTGGAATTATCTATATAGGTAATTCTGATGTGACCGCAGGTACTACCGCAGCCACAGATGGCTTTCCACTATCGGCAGGTGAAACTTTAACCCTAGAAGTTACCAACGCAAATATCCCTTACGCTATCGCATCAGCTAACAACCAAAAGATTTATTGGGTAGGAGTGTAAATGCCAAAAGCTACTGTCATTAAACCCCAATCCTACGATGTATTTATCTACAATTCGGCAGGCTCTCAGACTGGCAACCGTTTTAACTCTTGGTCTAATCTAATGACCGCTATTGCTAAACAAGAGGGCGCTAAGACAATCTATTTTGAACAAGACGAAACTATACCAGCAGGAAGTTGGAATTTGGACTATGTAACACTTAAAGGTAATGGACTTGAATATAACGCAGGTGGGTTTACTATTACTTTTGGTGATAGCACCACAATCTCATCTTGGTTAAACCCTAGTTTTAACTCATTACTTCTAAAATCTACTTCAACGACAGGGCATATATGTACATTCACCTACGCATTTAACCTGCTTTGCGATACAGTATCAAATGTACAGTCATCATCAAGTTATGAGTTTTTTGCCAGCTCTTACGCAGGGCAAAATATCATAGCACTTCGTAACTCGGCTAGGTGGTTACTAGTCGGTGGCTCAACAAAAGAGCTATTTAAGTTTACTGGTTCAGCTTTCGCTCAACAAGTAATTCTATTGAGAGGTGATGGTGCAGTAGTCCAGAACAACACACTCTCAAGCACAAACTCACAAATACTTATTGATATTATTGGCTCGGTGAACCAAAACCTAGCCTCTTACCCCTCTACCCACTCTGGCTTCACCACAGGCTTTTTTCTACCACTTACTCTAACTAATGTAGCGGCACTGGCTTATTACACCAAAACTAAGGCAGTAGCCGATAGCCCATACACGCTTTTATCAGAAGATGGCTATTTGAGAGCTAATGCGGTTGGCGGAAATATGACCGTAAATCTACCCGCAGCAGTAGGTAATGGTAGGCTAGTAACAGTTACTAAGACCGACACATCTGCCTATACGGTTACACTAGATGGTAATGGTAGCGAAACTATAGACGGGGCCACTACTAAGGTATTAACTCTACCAAATGAAAGTATACAGATGATTGACGCTGCTGCTGGAGTTTGGGAAACCATAAATAACGATATTGGTATGTCATCTGGAACATACACACCAACCCTAACTAATGTCACTAATATATCGGCTTCAACCGCATATGCCTGTCAATATATGCGGGTCGGAAATGTATGCACCGTATCTGGTAAGGTAGATATTGACCCAACAGCCGCAGGTGCTATAGAACTTGGTATGTCACTACCCATAGCTTCTAACCTAGCGGCACAAGAGCAATGTGCTGGTACTGTTGTTGGTGTGACTGCACTAGATGACGCACTTTGGGTAGAGGGTGACGCAACTAATAATAGAGCTGCTATTAAATGTACTGCTATTGGTGTGGCCAATCACTCGAACTACTTTACATTTACTTATCTAATAATATAGGAGTTGATATGCACGACATAACTAAACTAAAACCAATCCACCAAAAAATGTACCAAGAGTTTGTAAGTAGCGAGTACACACCCAATGAAGTACCTGATGAGTTATACAATGTTTGGCTAACCCTAGCTGGCATACCAGAAAAAGACTGGGGTAAACCAGAAACTATTGATGCAGTTCAGCAGGTTGTTGACGAGAATATAAAATAAGGTTTACTTATAACAGTAAAGGGACAATATGAATCAATTATATACAAAAGCACAAATCAAAGAAAAAGCAGAAGGTGAATTTACCGCAATAGCTTCTAGCGAGATAGAAGATCGTCAAGGTGAGATAGTAAGACAGACTGGGTGGAATTTGAAAAACTTCAAAAACAACCCCGTGCTTCTTTATATGCATGATCATACTAAGCCAATCGGTAAAGCAACTAGAGTTTGGCTTGATAAGTCTGGTGCTAGTCCAATGTTAAAGTTTAAAGGTTTTATATCGGATGCAACAGAGGAACTAAAAGGTTATAGAAAGCTGGTGGAAGATGGTATATTAAACTCTTTTTCTGTCGGTTTCAGACCGCTTGAGATGGATGGTAACGAGATAACTAAAGCTGAGTTGTTTGAAATATCCCTTGTATCAGTGCCAGCAAACCCAGAGGCTAGACTATTAGCTGTTAAAAGCCTTGAAGACGGTGGGTTCAAATCGGAAGTTATAAATAAAATAGTAGGAGATGATGATGAGGATATGGAATCGCTTAAAGCAGAACTCAAAGAAGCTAAAGAATTGGCTAGAGAAGCGTTAGAGCAAGCTAATATTGCGGTAAAGGGGTTGCAATACCTCGCACCGCAAAGGTCGAAGCAGGAAATCGTTAGCAAGAGATTGCAGTCAGCAAAATTGCTGGCTAGGGTTTCGGACAAACTAATTGTTGAGTCCAAAAGTCCGAAGACGGTTGACCATGCAAAACTAATAAAGAGAACTAGTGAAAAGCTAATCTCGGAACTTAAAGGAGACTTATAATGGGTCTATTAAAAGAACTTAGAGAAAAGCAAGCAGCAGGTACAATTACTGACGAAGAAGTTAAGCAATTGCAAGCTATCGAGGCTGATATAAAAGCCGAAGAAAGCAATGAATCTGATGACGAAAAAGCTATCGAGGACTTAGCTACTAAATTAGCTGACAAAGCTAATAGCCAAGTTGACGAAAAACTTAATCGTATGGAAGAAATCATCAGCAAACTTAGCGACAAACCAGAAGTAAAAGTAGTCCAGACTGGTAGCGACAAAACTATTGTTGATGCCGAAATGGGTGAAGTATCTGTCAAAAAACTAGAAGAAGTCACAGTTGAAATTGCAGACCGTAAGCAACGTGGTAAACAAAACACCATGATAAGCAAAAAGTCTATTCACTTCGTTGAGGCAATGATCCGACAAGACCGCCAGAAGCTACAAGTGCTCGTTGAGGGTACAGCAGCAAGTGGTGGATATCTTGTACCGGAAGAATTCGCTAATATGATCGTTGAAGATAGACGAGATGCAACAATCATGCGACAGTTAGCTACAGTAATACCTGTATCCACTGACACATTCCACTTGCCAACTCTAGCAAGCCGACCTAAAACATTCTGGCGTTCAGAAACCGCAGTTAAGAACTCATCTACTGCTCAATTTGGCGAGATTGTTTTGACACCTTACTCTCTTGCATCTATTGTACCCCTTTCAAACGAATTGGTTGCTGATGCAAGTCTTGGTACAGGTGGTTCTATCGTAAGCATGATTGCTGGCCTTATGGGTACAGCTCTTGCTGAAGAAGAAGATAAAGCTTTCTGGACTGGTAACGGTTCAGGCAAACCAACTGGAATCGACAACTACTCATTTACTACTCTAACCGCAGGATTAACAGATGCCTCACGTGCAGATACGTTAATTCAGGCACTTTACAAGTTGCCACAAGGTTACAGAGGAAATGCAGTTGTTGTTGCCAACAAAAACACTTGGGCTAAGATTGCTACCCTTAAGGATAACAACAACCAATACCTATTAACTGGTCTTGGAAACAGCCCTACACCTGTACTACGAGGTCGACCTATTTACGAACAGAACGACATCGGAGATGGTAAAGCGTTTATTGGAGACTTCCGTGACTACTACATTGCAGATCGACAAGGAATCACAGTTGATGTATCAACTGAGGCTACTGTGGGCGGATCGTCAGCTTTTGAAAAGAACTTGACTTTCGTTCGTGTTGAATCTCGTGTAGACGGTGAACTTGCCCTAACCAACGGAATCGTTGAAGTTGGTGGCTTGGGAACAGTCTAGTTTAGCTTGTTAATCACGACATAAAATCGTGTAGGTTACGCTGGCTAACCTGAGTGGTAAGCCCACAGCCAGTAATAGGTTATATATGATAAGAATTAAGATAATTAAACCTCATAAAGAATATAAAGTTGGTGAAACAGTTTACGTTACTCCAAACATTGCTCACGATCTTATAGATGGTGGCTTCGGGGAGAAAACAAAAGACATGACAGCAACAGATTATAGGACAAGCAATGGCACAGCTACTAAGCTACAGTCTCGCAACAGTCGCAGATGTTAAAGAATCTTTAGGAATTGACGCTGGCGATACTTCTAAAGATAATTTGATTATCCGCAAAATAAATCAAGCTACTTTATATATTGAGAGCTATTGCTCGTTGCCACGAGACCATCACTTTGCCCTGACTACTTATACTAACGAAGAATATGACGGTGTCGGCAAAAACACTATTGTATTAAAAATGCGACCAGTGGTGTCTCTAACATCTTTTCAAGGTCGCAACTCGGTAACCTCTGATGGTACATTCGATAATATTGAAAGCGAATTATACTTTACGGACTTAAACGCTGGCGTTATTGAATTATTATTTACTACCACTCATAGCTGGAATATGTATAGAGTTACTTACTCGGCTGGTTATTCTACTATTCCATTTGATTTATCTGAAGCTTGTGTAACATTAGCTTGTTTTTATGTGGAGAACTCGGCAAGCGGTACGGCTGTTAAAAAGAAACAAGAGGGACAACGCTCTATTGAATACTTCCAAAACTCTGGCGGTGGTACTGGTGACTCGGTAATTGACCAGTTAGGAATTGATGATCTATTGTCTCGCTATAAACAGTACAACTTGAGTGATACAAAATGACAATGCACTTCCCTACGTCTAGCATAGAAATCTTCCGTAAGAGACGTATAGGGGCTACAAACCGTTATTCTATGTCGGCTACACTTACTGCCTATAACGCCGATATACAGCCTGAGGGCAACCCAGAACGTGTAGGAATGGATGCTTATAGGTATGGTACTGTCTGGACTGCTTTTGTGGATACTTCTGTGGATATTCGTGAGGGCGATGAAGTGCATATTATAGATACCGATAAAGTTTACTCCGTTAAAGGCGTAATAGAATACGCTGGTGCTAACTTGCAAGACCATAAAGAACTTACGTTGGTTAGTCAGGACGGTCAAATATGAATGTAAACGTAGAGATCAAGAATATTGAGCAAATAAAGAGTGCGTTTAGGCGAGCTCCATATTTAATGACTAAAAACTTATCGGGTGCTATTAGACGAGTATCGCTCAATATACAAAGACAGTCAATGAAAATAACTCCTGTTAAAACAGGATTTTTAAGACGTTCACACACAACTACGTTTGAGACTGGATTACGAGCCACTGTACAACCAACCGCCAGCTATGCTGGGTTTGTACATGAGGGTACTAGGTTTATGCAAGCCAGACCGTTCTTGGCTGATGCGGTAGAAATAACACAAGGCTTTACTGATACTGAGTTCGAGAAAGCTGTACAAGATACACTAGATACGATTGGGAGGGCTGTATGAGTATCTATTCTGCGATGAGCGAGATAAAGAAACAGATTATAACTAAGATTCAGGCTTTAGATTCTGTTCAAAAAGTATACCCTGCCGAAGTGCCAAATCCAAAGGGCTGGCCGTGTGTATTTGTTACTGTCGCTGATCTTGAGGGGGAGTTTAGCTCAAACGCTGAGAACTCTAGGATATATGCTTATAACGTAGTTATATTATTTTCTGAGGGGCAAAACTTTGTAGCCGAGACTGAGTATGAAAGATTAGACTATACCGAAAGAGTAGTTGGCGAGGTTGTTGACGAAATAATAAATGCAGTTGATACTGACTTTGAGCTAGACAGCTTGCCAAACGACACCACCGTATTGTTTGTAAACGCAGCAGATTGTATCTGGGGGCGTTACCAATACGAGGGAGGCATAGCCAAAGCAGCACAAGTAACATTAAAGGTTTATACGGAAGTAACCGTTGTATAAGGAGAAAGATAAATGACAAAATTTGCCGGTAGACGAGGAAGCCTTGCACTAGCGATAGAAGATTCACGAGGAGTGCCACCTACTTCTAGTTCTGATTACTTCTGGGTGCCTTTTGCTACCATGAGTTTCAAAGATACTGTTGAAGAAGCTAGAGAAGATCAAGGTATGGGTAAAATTGCTGATGGCGACTCCAAATATGTAGTAATGAAAATGGGTGAGGGTGAAGTCGAAGCCCAATTGTATGACAAGGCTCTAGGGGTTATTCTTACTGGAGTTTTGGGTGCGATACCTACGCCTACAGGCGGAAATCCTTACACACATACATATACTTTGGCTAATACTAACCAACACCAAAGTGTATCTCTATACTGGAGTGATCCTGATCGTAGTGATATGTACAAACTTGGGATGGTTGATAGTTTTCAAGTAAGCGTTGAGCCTAGCGGAATAGTTAATTACACAATAGGATTTAAATCAAAAACTGCTGATGAGTGGACAAGCATTACACCAGTGTTTACATCACTTGGTTCTAAGTTCTTGCACCAGCACCTTAGTGTTAAGTTAGCTGCTAACGTGGGAGCATTATCAGCCGCCACTGCTATATCTTTGAAAAACTTAGAATTTACTATAAACAAAAACACAATGTTTGATTCAGTAATGGGAACAGTAGAGCCAGAAGATGTGTTAAACCAACAGATTAGTGTTGAGGGTACATTAGAACTAAACCTAGAAAGCGATACTTATCGAGACTATATGCTAGATGGCACATACCGGGCAATGGAAATTAAGCTAAATGGTGGTACAAGCTCAATCCTAACCCTACAATTCCCTAGAGTAGACTTCAGCGAATGGGAGCCTGACTACAGCCTTAATGAGATTGCTAAACAATCTATTAACTTCAAATGTAATTATGACGCAGCTAATGCGTTAGACATAATCTCAACTTGTAC